CGATAAGTTGATAACATAAGTAGAACGAATGTTAAAGAACTATATTGCGTGTATAACCCCACCTCGCTGTAACATTCACGAGTTTTTAACCCCACCCTAGAGTTAAAAACCGATAGACGCTGAGATTTTCTAAGACAAGTCGATGTTAATGTGAAAATCTCCACCGACTAAGTGTTGGTGTTTCTCAGGTGCTTTGAATCCAGCCCTGTCGAGTATGTCCTTACTAGCTTCAAGCTGTACATACTCGGATCTAGCACCCTGAGAAAGCGTCAGAAGTTTCGCTGATGCTTTAGCAGAATGAATACCAAGAGATCGCTGTATCTCTTGAGCCATATACTGCTGTACTTCAGGTTTTCGTAGCATCCTTGATGCACTCACACGAGCAGAATTACCCTTGTAACCTGCGAGTTTTGATGCTTCTGTGATGGTACAACCTGAAGATACCAGCGTATCTACTAACAGCTTTGCTTTACCTGTTAGTTGTACTCTCTTGGTATTCATATTATCAGTTAGTGCTAATCTTTTATTCTGCATACTCTAAGTATAACTATACCTCTAAGAAGTTAGTTTATTAGAGTATAGACGCATCCATCTTTTGTGTCAAGCCACCGAAACACAGACAACATATAGTATCGTATTTCAGTCGCTTTACTAGATGTTTGTTCAATACCTCTTCTATGGTTGAATTAAACTTCACGCCTAACCTAGCCGATTACAAATCATAATTGCAACAATTAAATTGGCTCCCCCTAAACTCGAGGTAACCCCCAATTTAACTGTTACCCTCGTTCCTCGGTGCAATTTGATTTGTTGAATCGTCAAAGCAGGTTGGCGTTTGTTTAATAAATCAACCATAGGAGGTAGAAAATGACAAACATAGTAAAACCAGTAACTGAAATACTAGATACAATGATTGATCTAGGTGTTTCGGATAAAACAAAAGATGGTGCTTATACTTTAGATAAAGGTTTTTTATCAAAGATGATAGGTATCACGAAGAGTATGCAGAAACAATCAGTAGAGTTTAAAGCAAAACTAACTGATAATCTTGATTATGCAACTCGTCAGTATGAACAGAATAAAGATGTTCAGAATGATGAGAAGATGCAAAGTCTTCAAGAAGATTTAAAGAAAGTGATTGAAGTACAATTACCTTTCTATCAAAATCTTCAAAGAACATTAGAGGAACTTTATAAGTCTAGATTTAATCAGACTTATGGCTCTAATTTCAAGATGCCTGTATATAATATGCCAGTAAAAGATCAATCACAGGCATATAAAGATGCTGTTGTAATTTTGCAACAAGCAAGAAAAAGAGTAGTTATCGCATAAGTGTTGCATAATTACAACAATCTAAGCGATTGGATTATCTGATCGCTTAGATGAGGAACTTAAATCAAGTATGATACTAAAGCGAAACTTTGGTTAAAGTCATACTTGACTTAGGTAGAACAAAAGTATAACAATACAACTAGGGAGGACAAGAGTATGATTATGTATAAAGGTAAAGCTAAGCATTACGATCTGTATGCTTTAAAGAAAGCAATAGCCAAAGAATTTGGTGTTATTGTATCAAGAGAAACAACAATAGCTGAGATTGATTCATTAATAACAGACAAGAAAACTCGATTGAATCTTGTCGTTAAAAAACTGAATCAATTTGGAAATCAATTAGAATATAGGAGGAAGTATGACTAATATATTTCCTGAAACAGATGCAGTAGCTGATGCAATAGATGAGAAATCTGTCTATGATTTAGAACAAGAGATGATTGTTTTCAATACTCAGCTTACATATTGGGAGGGATTACGAGCAAGTATCTTTGTAATTCTTAAAACATATAAGGATGATAAGTTTCATATAACAGAAGACTATCAATACTGGAAAGATGCTTATCATAAAGCACATAAAGAATGCTTAGCAATAAAGAAACAAATGGAGGTATTATGAAAGTAATAGATTGGGCAATAGTATGTACAATATTACGACCTAATAATACTTGGTTTATTAAAACAATTACAAAATTACCTGATAGTGTTAGTGGACCAGTAGATGATTACCTTACAGAAACAATAGAAGAACCATTAATATTAACAAAAGAAATGGAGGTAAAATAATGGAGGCACAATTAATAGATGAGTTATGGTTTACATTATTAATCTACTTCATTGGATTCATAATAGTATGGAGTAAGATATGAAAGTAAAAGATATATTTGAAAACATAACAGGAATATTATTAGACTTGATGAAGAAAGCTAAAGCAGATGGTACAAGTTGGACCAAGCCATTCGCTAATAGAAGATACATATCTTGTGAGGGTTATCATTACACAGGGTTAAATACTTTATGGTTATCATTAGCATTCATTAAGAAAGATAAACATTATACTCGTAAAGTTTGGGGAACTTATAGACAATGGGCAAAGCACGGATGCAAAGTACCTAAAGGTAAGAGCATTAAACTTATTAGACCTCAACCATTTGAAAAAGAAGTTGAGTTAAGAGATGGATCAAAAGCAAAAAGAAAATTTAATTTTTATACTGCATTTGATGTATGGAATATTGAGGATGTCATTGGAGATACTAAGAAGTTTGAATACTTTGATAAGTTTGAGAATAAAGTAAATGATATAGTTAAAGCCGAGCAATTTGTAAAGAATACTAAAGCAAATATATTCGAAACAGGAGAGGCGATGGCATACTACAATCCAACAACAGATGCAATATGTATGCCTATTAAACAATCATTTATTAATACACAGAATAGTACTGCAACAGAAAATTATTATTGTACTTTGTTGCACGAACTAACTCATTGGACAGGACACGAGTCAAGATGCAAACGAAATCTATCAACCAAGTTTGCTAAGATGGAGTATGCATTTGAAGAGTTAGTAGCAGAATTAGGAAGTTGTTTTATGGCTACGAATCTAAACATAACTTCTAATCCAAGAGAAGATCACGCACAATATCTTAATAGTTGGATTAAATGTTTAGAAGATAATGAAGATGCAATCATAAGAGCATCAACATTAGCAAGTAAAGCAGTTAAGTATTGCGAAAGTTTGCAACCAATAACTGAGGAGAAAGTAGCTTAATGAATTCTATTTGGTGGTAGTCTAGACATAATTGTAACCTGTCATCCACCAATAGATAGGTGTAGTAGCGAGAGTTACTACACCGCAAAGAATTTGTTATGGTTTAATCTACTATACCATACAAATAGATATGAGGATGTACTCTTATGAGGGATTACATATCTTTAATAAATTAGTAGAACACTATATGCGTGGCATCAAGCGAGTCATTGTGATTCGCTTGGTGCGTAAAGTAAGGAGGAAAGATGGGCGATAGAGTAAGTATATCTTTTAAAGATAAGGATGGAGATGAAAGTCCAGTTTTATTTCATCATTGGGGAGGCGTGTGGTTTCCACAAGTTGCTTTGCATTGGATAAAAGATTTCAATGCAAGAATAAAAAAAGAAAAAGGAAGAGTAAGTGATCCAACAAGTAGAATGGAATCAAGAAATATAATGGTTCAATTCATTGGAGAACTTAGACAACACAAACAGTTAAGAGAGTGTACAGGTTTTGAAAAAACAGATGGATCATCTGATATAAACAAACCTATTATACACAATACAGATATATCTCATAGCATTTATCTAGGTAAAAATTCAAATGATGGAGATAATTCTGACAATGGACATTATACTATTAAGACTAATACCTTAAAAATGTATGATGATAAGAATCAAGAAATAGTATTAGAGGGAGGAGAATAAAATGGATCAACACGATAAAGAAAAAAGACATAAGTTCTTTTCTAATGTTGGAATGTGGATGAAGTTATCAAGAGATGATAAATCTACTCACAACAAAAGATGTACTCAAACAAATTTAGGAGAACATCTTGGAGTTACTTTTCAGCAGATTCAAAAGTATGAAAAGAATAGTAATGATGTATCTCTTTGGAACTTCATTAGATTATGTGATTACTTTGGACACAATCCTAAGAATGTAATTGATACTGCAAGAGCCAATGGATTCATTGAAGTTAAGGTAGTAGAAAAGGATGGTACAAATGGACAGTTGGATCGACAAGAGAATACACGCATTGAATAGATTAAGTCGGAGTAAGGGTTGGAGTTGTGGACCAAACAATCCTTACTTCGATGAATGGTGTTATCTCACAACAGAAACAAAAGCAAAGAACAAACGAGAATACAAATTAGAAAGGAGGAAATATGATAGACCAAAAGAAATTGGAGAATGATCTTCAATACATAGCAGAAACTGATGTTGAATATGCTGAACTTACTGCAAAATTATCTAAAGAAGTACACGACCTTAAACATATTAAAGGAAAGTATATTAGTATAACCAATGCAGACATACCAGTATCTAAAGCACAAGAAAAATTTTTTAGTACAGATGAGTTTAAGAATTACAATAAAAAATTATGTGATTTAGAAACTAAAGTAGGCATATTAAGAAACAAAAGACTTAGTGCAGTAATGAGAATAGAAGTATGGAGAACACTAGAGGCATCAAGAAGAAAGGGTAATGTATAATTATGAGTAAAGATATAGGCAATAAATGTGTTGAATGTTTAAAAGATACTTCCTTTGGATCAGGAAGATTTGTTAATCGTATTCCTGCTGATAATGGAATTTATGATGGTTATCAATGTGCTGATTGTCAAATGATCGAGTGTGATGATTGCAAAGAAAAAACATTAGATTATTTTATATGTAATGAAACAGCTAGTGTCTATTGTGATGATTGTAATAAGGAGAGGAGGATAAATGACACAATTAGATTTAGAATTTAAAGATTTAGTTGATGAGTTTAAAAAATTTCATCAAGAGAATCCTCAGATATATAAATTGTTTGTTAAGTTTACACACCTTGCAATAGGTAAAGGTCATAATCGTTTATCATCTGAAATGATTATCAATAGAATAAGATGGGAAACAGAAGTAGAAACAAATGATCCTTGTTATAAGATTAACAATGATTACAAACCATTTTATGCTCGTATGTTTATGGCTGAGCATCCACAATATAATAACTTCTTTAATACAAGAGGAAGTTATGCAGATAAAATAGATTGGAAAGATTATGTTATACAAAGAGATGATACTCGAACTCAAGTATCTTAGACAAAGACAAATGATTAGTAGTCAAGAGTTATCACAGACTATAGGTGTAGCTGACTCATTGATAACTGCTTGGGAAAGTGGAAAGAAATTTCCCAATGGTCCTAATCTAATCAACTGGATTAATGCATTAGGTTTTAACATTAATCTTTACTTACATAAGAAACCAATATCACGCAATTATATTCCTAATCCAAGAGATGTTGAATGGATTAAGGAACGATATGGAATGGAGGTTAATATCGAATATGAAAAAGAACAATTCATTGACTACTACAAAGCAAATGGAGGCATTAAAGCAGACTGGGATGCTTGTTTCAGAAACTGGATCAGGAGAGGAGTCCAATTCAGACACACTAGAAGACAGACTAAGACGAGCAACACTATCTACGATACCTCAAGCATTCAAGAAAGACGCAAACGAATCCTTGATGTTGCAGGTATTCGAGATACAACACAAGATGGGGAAAGACGAGTCATTCCAAATAAACGAAAAGATAATTAAGGATGCACCTGAAATTATATCAAGGATGGCAGGATATATATCTCCGTGTACAAGGAAAGATGTTGCAGTTGTATTAGAAACAATAGCTAGTACATTTTCAATACAAGTACCGAATGAAGTAGGATTAGAACAATACTTTAGAATACTTCTAAAGTACCCTGCATTCCTATTAAAAGATTGTATGGAGGATATAATTAAATCTTATAAATATCCTCGCTTACCATTACCAAAAGAATTTGTGGATAGATTAGAACCACCATATACTTATCATTTAAGGTGGTTGCAGAATGTTACTAAAACATTTTATAGACTTGAAATCTATAAACAAAAGGCGTATATAGATAGAACAAAGGAGGAGTAAAATATGAATACTAAAGTAGTATCAAACTCCAACATTAAAGTAGTACCTCTTGATAGATCAAAAGGTATAGGAGGATCGGATGCTAATCGAATTATGAGAGGAGATTGGCATAAGTTATGGTTGGAAAAAACAGGTAAGCAAGTACCTGAGGATTTATCCAAGAATCTTGCAGTACAAATTGGTGTAATAACTGAGCCAGTTAATATTAGATTCTTTGAATATGAAAAGAACTTCAAAGTAATTTCTAATGCTGGAGAGTTAAGGCAACAGGACCAATTTATGTTTGCATCATACGATGGTGTAGTTATGAATAGTGATAATGGTAGTGTAGCAGAAACTAAAGTACCATTACCTATTGAATGTAAACATACAAACTCAAACAATACTATGGATAACTGTGTGCAAAATTATATGCCACAACTACAACATTATCTAATGGTATCGAAAGCACCATATATATATCTATCTGTTATTTTTGGGAACAATAGATATGAAACTTGTAAGGTTGATGCTGATAAAACTTATCAGAAAAAACTTTATGAAATTGAAAAATCTTTTTGGCAGTATGTTCAAGAAGATAAAGAACCTGAAAAACTTGACACAAGTGAATTACCTAAACTCGCAGGTAAAATAAAAATCAATGATATGATTACAATTAACTTTGATGAAGTTAAAGATAATGAGTTTATGTCTTTAGCTCCTCGTTGGCACGAAACTAAATTACAAGCCAATGAACACAAAGCAATATCACAAGTGTTGAAAGCTAAAGTACCTGATAATTGTCGTAGAGCAACAGGTTCTGGTATTCTTATATCAAGAACTAAAGCTGGGTACTTAACCATTAAAGAAGAAACCAAAGGAGGTAGATACAATGGCTAAACAACTAGACAAAAGAGTAACAGATATACTCAAGGACCTTGGATTCACAGGCAAAGAATGTTTGTGGGATTGCCACGGAACTTGGGTAATGTACCATCGATACATAGAGATCGCAGGTGCAAAGAAAAAAGTAAACATTAATCAATTAGAAGAGATTGAAACAAATTCCAAAGAGGGAATAGTTTGTATCAAATGTTATGCATCTCTTAAAGATATGAAAGTAATTACATATGGAGAGGCAAGTCCAAAGAATAGTAGGAATGCTTACCCTTATGCGATGGCTGAGAAGAGAGCAATAGATAGAGCAATCTTAAAACTAATTGGTTTACACGGATTCATTTATTCTGAAGATGAGTTAGATGTTAAACAAACTTCTAATGCAAAAGTAGGAGCAAGTGATGATGAAGTGTTGAATAAATTTCAAGAGGAAATTAAAAACTCTAAATCAAAGAAAGCATTGTTAGGTTATGGCAAGATGTACAAAGTACATATGGCTAAAGCAAGACAATCTTCTCACGCAATATATCTTCATACTAAGACATTGTATGAAAATAAACTAGGCGAACTAAACAAAGGAGAACCTAAGAATGTATAACAATATAGTAATAATAGGAAACCTTGGTCGTGATCCTGAAGTAAAACAAACTTCAAAGGGAAGTAGCTATGCCATATTAAGTGTAGCTACAAACAGGACCATCAAAGGAGAAAAAGAAACTGATTGGCACAAGGTCATAGTATGGGATGATCGTATCGCAGATACACTTGCAAGGTACACAACAAAAGGAAGTATGGTGTTGTTGCAAGGAAGACTAACATATCGATCTTGGGAAAAAGATGGACAGCCAATGAAGACAGCAGAAATACATTTGGATAGATTCGAAAGCAAAATGAAATTGCTAGACAAGAAAACAAATGGAGGCGAACCCAAGACCTCCTCATATGATGAGGGAGGGATTGATGAGCCGAAAGAATCTACTGTTGAAACAAAAGAGGAGAATGAGGTTCCGTTCTAATGACAAGAAACGAATACAAAGTATATCAATATTGTAAGAAGTTTATTTTAGAACATAAGATCAGTCCTAGTTATTCAGAAATAACTGAGGGCTGTTCTTTTAAATCTCGTTCACAATCTTGGGGAGCAATAGAAAGACTCATTAAAAAAGATTACCTAAAGAAAGTAGGTAAGTATGGCGACTCAAGAAGATTAATTATTAATAGAGATTACGAGAAAGGAGGTATAAAAATTGGTAAAGCAACAAGAGGAAATTAGTTTAGATGCTAAGTTAATTGCTAATGCTTTGATGGATAAACCTGATAATGTATTGTTTAAAAGATTACAATATTATATTCAGAAAACATATGAAGCATTCCCTTTAGTTAAGCTGGAAGATAATGCATTATTATTGAGAGATGATAGTGAGTATATTCCTGATGACTAATAAAAGCAAAAGAAAAGGTTACAGAATAGAAAATAATTTAGTCAAGTTATTGAAGAAGAGAGGTTTGTCTGCTCGAAGACAACCGATGAGTGGAGCATTACAAGATTTTCCACACGATATTCAAATCAACAATCCCAGTATTAATGTAGAAGTTAAAGGGCGTAAAGGAGGAGTAGGATTCAAGACTCTTAAACGCTGGAAACAAGGTGCAGATGCCTTGTTTTTACACGAAGATTTTGGAGAAACTTTAGTTTGCATTAACCTCAATTTATTTATAGACATACTTTTAAATCATAAGGAATATAGGATGCCCTATGAACAAAGTATTAAGGAGAAAATTAGACACGAAGATAGCTAGGTATATTGCATTTTGTATAGCAATATGTAGTGTATTTATATTAACAACTTTTAAGATAAACGAGTATCAATCGTTTGGGTGGATGCTTGGCGTTATATCTTGCTCTATGTGGGCGTACTGGGGTTGGCAAGATCGAAGTCAAGAGGGGTACGGAAGATTTTTAATGGAGATAACCTATGTAATATTAGGCATATGGGGTATATATAACTGGTATGGTTAATTGGAAACAGCAAGAAAGATTCAGAAGACAAGAAGAAGAATACAAAAGGTTAATGAAAAATAAAAAAGCAGATGTTAGCATTAGCCAAAATGATGAGGTGTTAAATGCTGGAGAAGAAATGGAAAAGTTTAAAGAAAACAATCGTATATGTAAAGATTGTAAAGAACCTTTATGCTTTGGAATCAATGATAAATGGTTGTGTGCAGGATGTCCTGAACTTCCAAGAGAGTATAATAAAAATGGCAAAGAAAAAGAAAAACAATCTTCTTAATGCAGTTGTATTTGAACGAAAAAAAATCAGAAGAAAAGGAAGACACACAAAAAGACCAAACAAAAAAACCAAAAGAAAACGCTATAGAGGACAAGGAAGATAAGGAGTTAAGAGATGAAGTTAGTCGTATTAATGATTCACTTACTCAATGGAGAAGTATCTAAGATACCAGCACAACTAGCAGTAGGTCATTGGTGTTCTGATCTAATGGATAAATACACATACTTTGAAGAGAATAAAAATTATAAAGAGGGTAACGGAGAAGTATGGATTCATAGAAAACATAAAGGTAAGATAGTCTTTGCCCATTACTGTACAAGTATAGATGGTAAATACTTTGTAAGTTATAATGATGGTAAAGATTAAGTATCTACTTTAGGTTGTTCAGGTTGTCTTTGACAATAAATATTAGGACCAAGAAGATAACCATTGACTATATCTTTATCAATTCCTGCCATAATTTCGACAGATTTATCTAAGCCACTTTCAATACAACTATGCCAAGAAGAATAATCCTCAAAGATTCTTGGAGGATCACATACTTTTCCACTAGAGAGTGAGGAACATACAGTTATTATGAGAATCCACTTCATCTATCATAAGAACAAACCTAGAATTAGGGCTAGAACGACCAAAGAAAGCCATACACGAGGACTTAGATTATTCATACATTGAGTACACTTAATACCCATATCGTCAATCCACGCCCCTTTAAATGCGTTCTTCAGGTGTCTTTTCACATCATCTAGTATCATTTTAATTTTATCCATAATTTCTACCTATAGTATTATTTCCTTTTAATCAAGTCAGTAGCTTTAAGACCATAGACACTAGCTATGACACCCACAAAAATTGATTGATACCAAAAAGGCATATTAGAAAAGTATTCAAAAAAGAGTTTCATCTTTTCCATATGTTCAGGATTGTCAGACCATACTGAAAATCCGAGCATTACGATAGGAATACTTAACAGTATCAATATGAACTCGTCTTTCCAGTCTGATTGTCGTGCTTCTAATAATTTGCCTGAGTATTCTAATTGACCTGAACTCATTTTTTCTGCGTGTTTCATTTGAGCATCAGACATTAACATTTTAGTTTTTTGTCTATTCTTATAGATATGAGTACCAGCATTTAAAGCTAACTTGATTGCACTAAACCACATTGATTAACCCTCTTTCATTATCTTAGCTAAGTCTTCACATCTCTTAGGTGTTTGCTTATGCCAGTTTGAATCTAACATTTCGAGTGAGGCAGTAGCATAGTCATCCTTTTGAAGAGCATCCCACATTTTTGCAAAGCGAGAAACTTTGAACCCTAGTTGAAAACACATTTCAGTTATTACTTCTTTAGCAGATTGTCTTAATGGAATATCTCCTATTAATTTTAAAGCTAAGCCGTTAGCATTAGCGAAGTCTTGATCGAAGATGCCACTCAAAAATTCTTCAGAATATTTCTTACCATCTTCCCAATGATCTTCAACGCATAGGTGTCCATATCCTACTGTTCGCTTTCCAAGGGAATCTTTATATACTTCATTCACGAATCCCTCGTGTTTCTTGATTCTTTCTTTTAAAGCATCAGACATATGGTTATTCTAATATCAGTTTTTTAATGGTTTTACTACCATCTTTATTGGTTTCAACTTCTGCTTTAGTTTTAATACACTTGTAAGTAACAGAATTAGATACTTGCCTTGTGGCTTCTCTCTTATGTTTTAAACATAGACTTAAATTATCTTGTATTCTATGTTCTTTGATCTCATTATTTACAAACATCAATAAAGCAAATACAGTTTCTAGAATCATTTAATGTTCTCCATTTAATTTTCCTATATTTGCTCTAACACTATCTTTTAATTTTTCAATATCATTAAGGGCTTTATCTAAATCTTTAGCAATAGAATTTATCATCACTTTATTATGCATCATATCATCTACTCTTGTAGTTAATTTTTCTACTTGTCCTGCCATATGTTCTATTAACATAAACTGTTCTTGGTCGATAGGTTTTTGTGTACTAGCTTCAAGTAAATCTTGTTGCATTAATTGTTTAGCTGTTTCTAATTGTGTTAATCTATTATTAATCATCGACCAGCTCCATACTGCTACAGCTATACCAGCAATAACCATAGTTAATGTTTTTATATCTGTACTAAAATTTGTTGCTTCATTAATTTTATTCATTAGTTATAACTATACCCTGTATTACTTTGTTCTAATTTTTTAAATAACTCTTCGTGTTGTTCCATAATCTCTTCATCTGAATCCATCATCTTATCCATTTTATCTTGTAGCTTCATAACTTGTCTTTCTAATTTATCAACTTTATCTTCGTGTACTGCTTGTATAGTAGATAATTCAAAGGTACGAGATAAGGACCAACCACCTAAAGCTATCAATACTCCTACTAATAATGTCATAATTTTATCTGTCATCACAAACTTTCTTTCCCCATTTCCAAGTTTGAGTTATGGATTTCTTTTCTTGTAACTTATCATTCTTACTATCTGTTTCTGTTACTCCAACTTCTACACTTGTTTTATCAGGACACACAGCAGTATTAAGAACATTTGCTTTACATCCAACTAAACCCACTCCAATTAAGACTAGGAAAAGGAATACTATTATTACTCTTTCATTGTGCATTACTGTTTTTCTTTTTCTTTTTCTTCTTCAAAGATTTGCCTAATACTTTTTCAATATGATTAACTTTAACTATTACTTCAATCATATCATTAGACAGTTTAAATGTTTGGGATAAATTCCAACCACCTAAAGCTAAAAGAATTGCTAATAATGCTGTTACTAATTTATCATTCATAAGTTGTATCTTCTGCTTTTTGTCCACAATCACATTTATTACAAGGACATATATCTAAGTACTCGTCAATATGTTCGTCAGTACAATGACAATCGTGGTTACAGCTTTTACATATTCTCTCCATTAGTGTATAGTCCTTTTATTTTCTTTATCAAAGCTATAAGTATTGATGTCGTGTAAGAATCTTTCTGCATCACTAGGAGATATGAATCCTGTAGCACGGATAGTGATTTCAAACATTCCGTTTGCTAGTTCTTTAATTTCAAAACTGTAGGGTACTTCATAGTTCTTCATACAAGTATGAATACACTAAGAAGAGATAGAAACCAATAGATTTATTGATTTAATTTATGGGGATTTTATAGCCACATTCATATTTAATAAAATTCTTCTAGGAATATCAGATTGAGTAACCCCATAATGCCAAGTATTATCAAATATAACAATCTGATTTGCAACAGACGGAACTTTTTGTTCAGTTCCATCTTCTTTTTCTATTACTGTATATCCATTACAAGTATGAAAATTAAAAACAGAAGTAATAATGCTCTTATCTAATTCTCCATTATTAGTTATATCGCTATGTCTCCCGTGTTTTACTTGCTTACCCTCATTAGGATATAAATTTAACTTTAATTTTACTAAAGTTTTAGATGGTATTATTTCATCTTGATAATCTTTTAATAAAGAAAACAATGGTAATAATTCGTGGCTTCTTCTGCCAGAACTTTTTAAGTTTGGATGAACAAATAAAGTCATACCAAATTTAAATTTTCCATCCCCTATTCCAGTTGTAGGATTAACCATAGAGTCATTTTGCCATTCCCAGTTAAAAAATTCATCTTCAACACATTTTAACAGTTTGTTAAAAATTGGTTTAGGTAAAAAATTATCTATAACTTTAATCATTTAAAGGTTGGTCCATGAACCCATCCTACTAGAGCATACCTTGTTCCTTTTGTTATAGGTAAAACCCTATGCCAACTGTAAGACGGAAAAACAATTAATAAACCTTTTTCCCTTAATGCTGGATTAATCTTTGTTTTATCTCCCTCAAAAAATTGTAAATCTCCACCCTCATAATCTTTTGGATCAGAAAGCTGTATAGTAAAACTAATTTTTCTAGTTGATAAAGTTGCACATATATCCATGTGCCAATTCAATAATCCTCCAGTATTATATTTAACAACGCTTATATTGTCGGTTATTAAATTAATATGGTTTAATTCTAATTTCCAATATTCATCATTAGCTTGTCTTAAAGCTTGGCTAATTTCAAATAAAGGAAGAACATCATTTTTAAGGAACTGTGCTTGGCATATCCTATCAGCCGATTTTACTTCCTCTGATATTCCAACTTCTTTTGATTGATAACCGCCAACATCAATCCATTTATCTTTATCTAATCCTTTAATTATTTTTTCTATACCTTGTTCGGTAAGAAATTTTGTGCGGCTATATTGAGTTGTAATAAATCTATTTGTTTGCGGTGTTAAAGGAAATAACACAAAATAAAATTATTCAAATGGATTTGCGTCTTTGACAGCTTTAATAGATTTAAACCATTCTCCAGTTTTATCTAATTTACCAGCATCAATATCGTGGTATATTTTATCTAATTGATCTTGTAATCTTCCATAAGCAGTTTCTCTTGTTCTGCCAACTTGTTCATTATTAATAATAATTTGTGCCTCTGGATATTTAGCCCGTATTTCTTCAAGAGAAAATTTAGGTTGTACTTCTATTGGAGTACCCTCTCCATTAGGATAATAATGTCCAGACCAAGCAATAGTTTCTTCCCATTCTCCATCATCTCCTTTATTATCAGGATCATCAATAACAGATACTGCCGCTTTTGGATTAAGCAACTGTATTGCTTTTAATGTTAAATAACTATCTACTTTTTCTGCCATATTATTCTCCTATTTTATTACTCCACTATCAAATTCAATAATTGTAAATGTTGATAAACCTCTTGATCTGTCAACTGTTCCACTATCGCTATTATCATAATTTCCATTTGTTCTAAAATCAGCGTGTTGGTGCATAACATCAATACCATACTGAATTATTCCAGTATTAGCTGGAGTTACCCAAGCCATCATTGATGAACAAGTAGCCCAAGATGTACTATCACAATATGATTTAGCATTTCCTAGTGGTCTGCTCCCATCTGTTTGAGCATTAGCAGAACCTTTCATGTCATCACTATTAGTTCTGTCATAAAATCTATATGAAAAAGAAGAACCTCCTGGATTTAAAGTTCCAACATTTTGAGCCAAAAATAAAAGTTTATTATTTGTACTAGCGGCTTGGTGTGATAAATTTAAACCAGTTAGAGCATACCAAGTATGAGTTGAGCCATGACTATCTCTACCCTCATATTTAACATTGGATATTTTAACTACATCACCAGGCACTAAACCCGTTGTTGTTCCAGAATTTGCAAAAGTCGCACCAGCAGGAATAGTAATAGTATCTCCACTTTCACATAATTGAATTGTTCCAGTTGGATTTATTGGTCTTGCTTTATCTATTTTTAATTCACTCATATTATGCCACTCCTCCACTATCTACTTCAATGATTGTAAATTGACAAATAGTTCTTACACTATCAGCATTACCACTATCAGAATTATTTTGATTACTATTTGCATAACCAGTTCCACTATGACTAGCCGCCATAACTGTATATTGATTTGCAGATGTATTTGGTGGTGTAACCCAAGTAATCATTGGGATAGTTGTTCCCCAAGAACCATTATTTTGATTGTGTTTAGATGTGCAACCTGGTCGGCTACCCTCTCCTGGATGTACTGCACCCGTAGGATTAGCTGATGTTGTGTTATTATAAAATTTACAATGCCAAGAAGTTCCATCCTCTGTTCCAGTAAAAGTACATATAAATAATAATCTATTAGATGTACTTGCCGCTGTATGAGTTAATTGTAATCCAGTCATCTCTGTCCAAGAAGTTCCAGAGGCAGAAAAAGCTACTCTACCAGTCATTCTAACACTTGATACTTTAACTATATTAGCTCCACCTATACCAGAAACAGTACCACTATTGGCTATTGTTGCACCAGATGGTATTTGATATTTTTGTCCACTCTCTCCCAATGTAAGAGATGTTCCAGTATATGGTGTTATTTTATCTACTTTTATTTCACTAGCCATTATAATACTCCACTTGCAAATTCTATTATTGTATATTGAGAAATTGCTCTCATTCTATCACAAGTAAAACTATCTCCGTTATCATGGTTACTGTTATATCTTATTGATCCCGCGTTATGTTCCCATCCCATTACAGTATATTGGTTTGCAGTTGTATTAGGTGGTGTACTCCATGCACTAAACATTGTTGTATAACCCCAAGAAGTTCCTCCAACATGGGATCTTGCTGTTGCGCCTACTCTACTACTATCGTTTGGAGCAACTGCATTATCAGTATTTGCTGAAGTAGTATTATTATAAAATTTAAAAACACAAGAAGTTGAATCAACTGCTACTGATGTTTGACAAAGATGTAATAATCTATTTGATGTACTAGATGCAGTATATTCATTTCTTAACCCAGTCCATTCTTGCCAATTAGAACCAGATATTGCACCAGAAGTCGTTAATAAAGTTGTTTTTACTCCAATAATTCCAGCAGTTCCAAATCCAGTTGCTGTTCCTAAATTCTCAAAAGTTACTCCAGATGGTACTGTGATAGTATCTCCACTATCTCCTATTTGTAATCCTGTACCAGTTTTTGGAGAAATTTTATCTACTATTAAAGTTGTCATAATTATATAATTGTTAAAGTTCCAGTTCCCGTTACTGTCCATACAGCGGGAGATGTAACAGTTATTGGTCCAGCTAAAAATTTATTTTGTGTGCTTGGTAAATTAGTTGTTAAGTTAGAAGTTATATCATTCCAGTTTGCAAAAGTAGTTCCGACTGTTGAAATAACAGAACCCTCAATCGTGCCAAATTCTAATGCGTTTCCTGCTCCATTCACTTTCAAGGCATCACCAGCAGAACCTAATGATAAAGAACCATCATAAATTCCACTTGCACTTTTTGACATATATGTCCAAGAAGCATGTGCAGTTCCACCAGATGATGGAGCATTACCTGTTGAATTGGCAGTACAAATATAAGTACCTAATACACCCCCATCAGTATAAGTTACTACATCTCTAGGAGTATAATCAGTACCTCCTGCATAAGTACCTCTAAATGTAAAAGCTAATTTTCCTAAATCTATCGTTGCCATAGTATTTTAAATATCATTATTTTAAATTCATGTAAACTATTAAAATTCATCTTTTTTATACCGTTGCTATAAGGTTTCCATTGGCATTTAAAGACCATGTAAATCCTACAGAAGCAAATAGCTTATCATCAAATGACGCATAATCTGCATTTGATATACTATCTGCTCCACTATTTGTTGTTGTTACTATTAAATTATTTGTACCATTTACTGTAAATCCATAAACTTCTGCTCCGCCGATAGTTGATAATGTTAATGTTTCATTACCACCAGCATTATTAACAGTTTTGGATAAGTTCCCTGATACTAATAATTTTGTGTTTAAATCGTGTGGTGAAGTATCAGCAGAAGTTACTTTAACTGTACCACCACCTGCTGATGCCGCCGCACTAGAAGCACTAGCCGCCGCCGCTGATTCAGAAGATGCCGCATTAGTTTCAGATGTTGCCGCCGCTGTTGCTGAGTTAGCCGCATTTGTGGCGTGTGTACCTGCATTATTAATTGCAGTAATATTAGTCGCACAAGTTGAAATGTTAGAATTATTTGTTGATACTGTTGTAATTTCACTAGATATTCCAGCTACTGTTGCTATTTCAGATGTAAGTCCTGAAAGTGTTGATAAATTAGCAGTTGAAAGAGTTGTTGCTACATCTCCATCAGAATCAAATTCTAATACTTTAGATGCTCTAGTTGCTTTAGGAGGTAATGTTAATGTTGCTGATACTGAATCAGTATCTGCTAATTTTATTGAACGATCACTTTGTTGTTTTCTATCTGCAAGTTGAGCATTGATTTGATCTAATTGTGTATTTAATGTGGCAATATCAAATGATCCAGTTGGAGGAAAGTCTGAAGTTCTTTCTAATGTTATATCTCTTATAATAGTAATTATATCATTAGCACTTGCTCCACTTCCACCTAATGTTATTGATCCACCTGAACCAAATTCATAAGCATCATCGGATGATGCCGCAGTTCCAGTTATAGAATATTGTGATGCACTACTTGGAGATGCATTGTAAGTTAATAAAGTTGTTCCATTATAAACCTTTACATCATTTGTACTAAAAAATTCAAAAGGTATAGCAAAGCTAGTTTGACTAGCTGATGCTGTATAAGATGCTCTAGGTGTATTTTTACTACTAGCTATTGTCATTTTAATATCTTAATTTTTCTTCGCCCCAATCCCATAGGTTTTTAAATGTTCTATCCCAGAACCATAAAGTATTCAAGGGAATTATTCTTCTCATTGTTGCTGATTTTTCATCATAATCTTGATTCGTCATAAAAGCATATAATAAATCTAATGGTATAGATGGTCCTGCTCCTGAAAATTCTCCTAATGCATCTGCTACATCAGGATCACCAAATCTTAAATTTTGTCCTGTCATTGGTCTAATTCCTATAGGAGTATCAAACATACCACCTGATATAGTTTCTAACATAAAATTAACATCTGTAAATATACCAAGTATTCCTGATAATTCTACTCCTCTAATTATTTTTTCTTCCATAGATTTTTGTACCCAGTACCTAGGGTTTTTAAAATAATCTCCCATCATTCCAAATGAAATCATAGCTACTATCCCTGCCATAGCATTTAATTCTCTTCCTTGTAATCCTGATATAACTAATTTTCTATTTGCCGCTACTGCCCAAGAAAAGAATTGGAATGGTAAACCTCCCCACGAGTTACTAAATTTTCCTCCTCTTTCTGTTTTTTGAAAACCAAGTAATTTCCAAATATGTCTATCAGGTCCTATTAATCCCTCATCGAATTGTTTAGCTATTTGATCGTTATTAACTCTAAAAACTCCGTGCATTAAATTAAATTGATCTGTTGGAGTTGGTGTTATAATTGTACGATTTACATCTCCATATATTGCTTGTCTAAATTTATGTATCGCTTGTAATCCTCCATTATAATTTTGCCATTTACTAGAATTAGATACATATAAATTTCCATCTATTAGTTCATAAGGCATTCTTGATATTAGTTTAGCTGTTTTAATATCTATTCCATAACTTGCTAATCTTGTTAATTCAAATTGAGTTGCTGTGCCTTTAGATACTTTTATTGAATCTTGTATTAATCTATGTGCAGAAAGAATGCCTTGAAAATCTTTCCATAATACTGTCCAAGGTGCTAATAAGTTTGCTATATAAAATGGTCCTTGTATTTTATGTAATGGTTGTGCAACATATTTATCAAAAATTCTTCCTAATGATGTTCGACCTAAACCAATTTGTCCTCCATCTTCCATTACTCTTTTACGAGCCGAACCCATTACAATTTCAGCCGCAGGAGATAGTTCTTTTAATTCAGCAATAGCATCTTTATATGCTCCCATATTTCTTAAAAATTTAGGTAATCTTCCGTGTTTAAAAGTTTCTTTAAATCCATTAACTGCTATTGGTCTTGCCATATCTACTTGTGCAGAAAATATAACTTTACCCATAAATGCTGTACTTGCCCAATCTCGTAAAAGAGATGCTGATCTTTTTGATAAAGTTGATGGATCCTCTAAATTAAGATGTCCTAGTAACTTATCTTTTTCATCTTCAAAGTAATTAAGCATTCTATCAACCATATTATTATCTGCTTCTTTTTTTAAATGTTTACGGACTAATCTCATTTCAGCTTGATGCATAAAACTTTCTAAATTTTTATCTCCAAAATTTCTTGCTAGTTCTATAGATGGACCCATTCTTAAATAATATTGACGCAACACATACTCTACATCTGTTTCAATAAACTCCATTACCTCTCGATTAGGAATATCTATTTTTCTTGTCATTAAAGGTTTTGCTCCTGCTCTTCCTCTATGGAAACCTGCAAAACCCTCGGCATCCATTAATCTTGCTTGTTCTGTTATTGTTTCAAATGCATCATCTACTCTTGCTTGTACTTTATCAGGATCAGTTGATATATATTCAATTTGTCGTTCTCCTGTTAAGGCATTCTTTTTATTTTTTCTTAATCTAAGAGGATGAGCTGTAAAATGTTTATGTAATATAGCTTTTAATTTTTCAGGATTTTGTTCAATCTTTTCTAATCTCCACATTCTAGTTAAATATGTATTTTTAGTTTCGTTGGGTGGAGAGATACTATCTAAATTATAATCTTCTAATTCTTTTTTAATTTCTTTATATCTATTATTTTCTTTATCTAGCATCTTTTTATATCGTGCTATTTGCCATTTGTTTAATGCCTTTGTATCTGTAACGAATTCTGGAAATGTTTGTTCTTCCGACAATCTTCTTAATTGTCCGATATGTCCTCCTCTAATTTCTACTCCAGCAGTTAGAATTTCTCCTGTTTCTAAATCCTTAACATTTTGTTCCATTAAAAATCTATCTAACTCTTCAGGTAATTCTTTATAATGTTTGTTAATATATCGTGCTGTTCCTCTATCGAGATCAAAATCTTTACCTTTTTTAAAATATTGATTTTCTATTGTTTTGTCTGGATTAGTTTTTCTAATTCTTGCTACAAATTTTTCTAACTTATTAAAGTTGTTAATAGCAATTCCAATATCATCTGATGTTTTTCCAAGTAATGCTTCTAATTCTTCTATACGACCTAATCTTTTTTCCATTAATTGTTTATATGCACCTTGAGATGTAAACATTTTTAATTCTTCTGCATCATCTCCCATTGTCTTCATCATTTTTCTAACTCTATCTGCTGATTTTCTTATCATTGGAGGTAATGCTGAATCTCCATAAACTTTTTCATCTACTACTGCGTGAAATGTTTTACTACTATATTCATTCCAAGTCATTTTAACTGGATTAACATTATCATTTCTGCCATTCATTTTTGTAATTGCATAATCCATAGCATCTTGTGTTTGGATAATTCCTTTAGAAAGGTTCATATCTAATACTCTATCAGAATTTGCATTACCTGATCTGTATTCATTAAAATCATCTTTGATTCCGTGAATAGTATTTCTATATAGACTAAACCATTTTGTACTTGATTCCATATATGCTGATGGCATAGTTGCTACATCATATTTATTACCATATGTTGCAGTTCCATAATCTCCTGAAATTTCGTGCATTCTTCTCACAAACCAAGGGTCCTTAAGTTGTCTTGAAAGTTTTGCCGCCGCACCATAATTAGACCACGCTTCTACCCATTCTAAATATTTATTAGTATCTGTACTTTGGTCGATTTTTGCTGTTTTTAATAAGTCATCATACACCATAGCATTTAGTCTATTCTCAGCATCTACTGGTGTTTCATCTACTCGTTTTTTAAAGTAACCTATTTTTTTATATACTTCTTTTTTCATCATAAATGTTATAAAATCATCAGCCGATTTGAATATATCTTTTTTCATTGGACTTGCTCCAAAAACTTCAGGATGAATTTTAGCTTGTTCATATAAATTTCTTAAATGCCCCTCATCTAAATACATTTTATATTTAGTTAAAACTTCTGCTCCAATTTTAGGTTTAAGTTCTGCTTTCTTTTGTTCTAATTCTGCAATTTTATTTTGTAGTTTTGTTTTTGCTTCAGGTTTAATTTTAAATCCACCTTTAACTATCTTGTCTTGTATATCTGTAATTTGTTTATCGATATTAATAATGTCTGATTCTGTTACTACTTTAACTGTTGATGGTTTAATAACATCCATCCATACTGGTTGATATTTTTTTCCTACAAATCTATTAGTATTACCATTAACTACTACTGCATTGTAAGCATCTTCTCCTATCTTCCAATCAAAACCATCTACTTCAAAATCAGGTTTCCCCTCAGTTTTATGATGTGCTTTGAAATAAGTTTTTGCTAATCCATTTATTCCACCTTTACTTCTAATTGTTTCTTGTGCAATTCTTCTACCAAATGTTCCACTTAAAATACCTCCAAGAAAAAATGATCCAGCTATATATGCAAATGTTTCTTCATTTGTAGATGTCCGATCTAATGTTCTTCTAATAGGTTCTGTAGCACCTACTAATCCTGAGGCAATTAAACCACCTTTTAAAAATCTTGAACCAAATCCTATACCTGCCGCAAATGGAATAGGAATCCAATTAACAGGATCAAATACTCCAGCTACTAATGCTGGTAATATACCTCTCTCACTTGCTTCTAATCTTGTTCTTCGATCTAAATTCTTATCTATATTTTCTTTTAAGAAGTCGTGATGTTCTTTATTAATTACATCAGTAAACTTATTAGCATATTGTTCATATCCCTCTAAATTGTCTTTTGCAAATGGATCATAGTTTGGATCAACCCCTTTATCTTGCCAAGTTCCATCACGGTGATTCCATAGTTGCCCCATCCAGTATAAGTTCCATTCATCAATAGAATCAGATACAAATCCCATATCATATTTGATATTTGATTTTCCATAATTAGGTGGAAGAGGAGAATAAGCTGATTCTATATTTTTAAAAACTGTTAGATCAGTTTCTTTTGCATCAGGATTAAAGATTTGTTTATTTTCATTATGTGGATCAGCCATTAGTCTAAGTCCATAAACATTTGAGCCATTGAGTATGGTTTATAATTTTTTAAATTTTTTTTTCTTTGTAATCTATAGTCGTCTAAACTTGTATGTAACTCAGTATCTTGAATATTTATTTTTTTACTTTCTTCTAAATATAAAGGATAAGGATCAAATAAAATAGGCAATCCACCCTGATCTGTAAGATAGTTCATTTGTCCATCTTCATTTACTGCAACTAAATTATATTTTGGAAATTGATTCATACCAATTCCTGTACTCATTACTTGTATTTTAGTTCCAAAGTCTGTCTTAAAATTTTTTAAGAAAGGTTTTAAAGTGTCATATTGTGCAGATGATTTTACTAATTTTTGTATATGTGGTAACATCCAGTTTATATTCATTTCTTGTACTGTATGCCCCTCTAGTTCTTGCTCTACTCCTAAGATATTTATTTTCTCAATTTTAGTTTCTGGTAATTCGTATCTTTCTAATGGTTGATTTACCCAATGTCTTTTCTTTACATAATCTCCTTTATCATATTTAAAATTAACAAATGGACTATATGTATAATTACTCCATCCATATCCTGTTTCTCCATTTAAAACTTTTTGCATAGATGATTTAATTGGACCATCTAAATCAGCTAAGTCTGTTATGACTGCTCCATTCATTATATATTCTTTTACTTCATTTTTAACTGATAATGCTAAAGATTGCGGTATAGTTGGTTCTCCGAAAAGTTTTTGATCTAATAAATCTACGATTTTTTTACTAATATATTTATTGACTTCTGATGGACTGGTAATTTTATTACCTGATCCAAATGCCAATGCTTGAGCATAAGTACTAAAAGCACCCCCATCAGCAAATTTATCATAAAATGATTTAGTACTTTCTATTGCACCTGCTATATCATCAGGGTCCAATCTTAATTTTGATTCAATAGCAAACATTCTATTTTGAATATTTTTAGGTATTCCTACTGTACTCATTATATCTAAACTTACTGCTGAATCTTTATTCATTCCATTAACTTCTTTGGAAAAAGTATGATTAAAATCCATCATAAAAGTTATTAAAGATTCTTCTCGTAAGTGTTGGATCGCCTCTTGGTTCATTGAAGTATATGCAGTAGTTATTTCTTGTAACTTACTTGGTGGTAGTACTTGTTGTTCTGTTAAAACCCATTTGATAAATCGTGCATCAGGTGTAGTAATATGTTCAGATATATCTAATAATGAATTATATTTAGCTATATGTACTGAAAGATTTTGAGGAGAATAAATATCTTTTGCCCATTTAACTCTAGTTACTCCTACAGGTAATATCGCATTTTTGCCCTCATTATTTAGATTATAATCGAATGCTTGGAAGTGTGCCGCAGTATCTACTTTACTTCCTAATATGCTATTCATTACATTAGCTTGTTTATATAATGCTGTTCCTATATCTTCGAATACTTTTAAATTATTACCTTTAATATTATTAACTTGCTTCATAGTAATTTTTTTCATTGTACCATCTGCAAGGGTTAAATTAATTTCTTTTGGTCCTTGATATGCTAATAGACTTGCAACTTTTTTATAATTTTCAATAGCATTTGTTAATTGTAAAGGAGTAGCATTATCAAAGTCTTGAATATGTATTCCGTTAAATAATGCAAATACTTTCTTTTTTGTTGAAATATCTTCTAATAATTGTTTACCATTTCCTAATGCTTGATAATTATTATTAGCTTGTGCTGTTTTAATAACATCTTTAATCTCAAATTCTGCTTTATTTATCATAGTCGAATCTCCATAAATAAGTGCTTTATCTAATTCATTTTTTGCTCGTTCAAGATTCGAAGTATATTCTACACTTTTAATCATCTCTTGATGACGATTATAACTATTAGCCACCATTCTTGTATTTGCTGATACAGCGTCTTTCGAATATGTTTCTATAACTTGTTTAAATGTTGGTTCTAAATTATTTAATAAAGGTTCTAATCTTGCATTAATGATTGCTTCATAGTCTTGTGGTGGTGCTTTATTTTCTTCTGCTAATGCTCTTTCATCATTTAGAATCTCATTAATTGATGCCTGAACTTCATTTTTATATTTATTATAGATATGTTTTTCAAACGCTTCTATTGAACTAGCTGTATTAATAGACTTGGGTATTTGTATTTTACTTGGTATTTGTTGTGTTAATGTAATATTAGGTTGTTTAGGATCGTGGTATGTTACTTCTTTAGTACCTATCTCATATTCTTTTGCAGTTTTCTCTCCTAGTTTTTTTCCCCAGTCTTGTGTTTCTTTTAAAGTAAATTGTGCAAAATCTCCAACAAGTTGATTCCAAGCATTAGCTTGATTCATAGATGATTGAGCCGCTACTGCAAATCCTCCTCCTCGATTAACACCGATTTGTTCTGAATATCTTATTTGATCTGTTTCTTGTTTTAATTTAGCCATCTATTATACCTCAAACCATTTAGGTTTTAATTCTTTTACTGAACCATACGAAGACATTAATCCTCTTCCTGCTGTTGCATAGATACCAGCTTTAGCAGATGAACCAGCCGCTGAACTTGCTAATCCAGCTTGTTGTTTTCCATATAAAGCCGCTAATCTTTTTTCTGTACCCATTAATTTAATTTTTTGTAAATCTCTTTTAACTACTTCTTTACCTGCGGCGAAGAATGCTCTATTTGATGCTGAATCTACTGTAGTACCTGAGATAGATAGTAATGCTCTATTCTGAGATAGTTGTGCTAAGTATTTTCTTTTTCTATCATTCTCATCCATAAGTGTTTGAAGTTCTGCCGCATCAGCTTGATCTTTATATGCTTTTTGTTGAGCCGCATATTGCATTTGTTGATAAGCCGCCGCTTGTCTTTGTGCATTGACACTCATCATTGTACCACCAACAATAAGACCTACTTGTGAAACTGCCGCTAGAGTTGCCGCAGTTCCCTGAGTTGCTCCCATCGCTGTAAAAACTGCTGGAACACACATTAGTAATATACCTCCGTTGTTAATCCCAGCAATCTCATAGGTACTGGTGCTGATTGAGTAATCTCTAAATTTGGTTCTAAATTATATCCTAAAAAATACACTTCTTTTTTTCCTGTATAGCTTGTTAATCCAGTTGATGTATTTAAAGTTGTATCTGTAAGAATAACATCATTTGTATTAACTTTCATATTATATGTTGAAGATAGTTCTACAACAGCTTTAGCAATTTTCCTAGGATAACCAGTAAGTTGTCCATTTTGTATTGTTGAATCTATTGGTAAAGTATGAAGAGTAATTGTATAATCTAATCCTATATCAGCAGATGATGTAGCTGTTGTGCTTGATACTACTCCATTTGAATCTACAGTTCCTGATCCATAATAATATATATTGCCACCCTCAGTTGAACCTGAAGTTAGATAAACTTTTTTACCTCTCATATCAGGATTACTATTTAATCCTGAGAATACTTTAGATGTAACAAATTGTAATGCTGTGTTATCTGATTGTGATGTTGCCGCATTTATAACGATTGTATATTCTCCACTATTACCAGTAGCAGTTGCACTTTGAATTGTATAAGTTGTTCCTGCTCCTCCAAATTGGAATGTTTCTCCTTGACTTGGAGCATTTGTAAAACCATCTACAATAAATGTAGTAGTACTACTAAATGCTCCGTTTACTAAGGGAGTTCCGTGTGGTTGATAACTTCCTGAAATAGTTTTAGTAACAGTCATATCTGTTGGCAGATCAAAAGCTGTAGATGCAAATTGTTCAAGATAATAAACATCTGAGCCATTAATGTTTCGTTTTACTGCAATATAGATATTGCTAGTTGTACAAGCAACAGATTGAATAGTTCCATCTGTGGACCATAACATCCATCCTGCAATTTTTTCTGCTCGTTGTGATGTAAATATCCCCATTGTACCATCTGTATTAACGAGAAAATAAAATTGTTCTGTTCGATTAGGGAGAGATGTAATCTTCGCTGAATCTTGTGGGTTTGATATTAAATGATTAGATAATAAACTAATAGAGTTAGAAGTAAATTCTTCTGTTCCTGCATTAAAGTAAAATTCTCTTATAGTTTTTCCATTATTCTGTACATAAATAGTAGCACCATCAAACAATCTAGGCATAGCTTTTAACTGGCAACCTAAACTTGTTTGTCTTACAATTTGTATATCAGTAGGTGTAATTGGTTTTGATACTTGTGGTTTTAAATAAAATTCAGAAGTACTTGTTAATATCTGTAATAATTTTCCTGATACTAAATGTCTAATCTCATTAATTTGGTCTGATGCTATTTGTATTTGTACTGAATCAGAATCTTGTGCTTCTCCAACATCAAAGTTATAGAAGTCTGCTACTTTACTTCCTTGTATTCCATCAGGTAAACCAGTAACACCACCAAAAAATAATCTTTGTTCGTGAAATGTTGCAGTTTTTGGATAACCATTAACTGCTGAGAATACTTGTTCATCCCAATTTCTTGTAGGAGGGTGTCCTGAAATAATAACTCTTACTCCACCACCATCTACAGATTCAGTAGCTGTATCACTTGAACCAGCAGTATATTGCCAATGATCGTCATCAACTACTGTTATAGTAAATGTTCCATTTAAGTTTCCTGATGATATTCCATTTCCATCTGCATCAAAAATATCTTCTGCTCCTGAAAGAGTTACAGATGCTCCTGTTGAAAATCCGTGTCCTACTTGAGTTACTGTTATTAAACCTGATCCTTGTTTACTTGCAAGAGGATCATCATCTAATTCTATTTCCACATCATCATTTAATGTAGCTGTTACTACAGTTGATGAAGTATATCCTGTAATTGTTAATTCTGCTCCGTGGTATCTTATAACCATACCTACATAAGCACTTGTCCAATATGCACTTGATGTTGTACAAGTTACTCCTGTTGTTCCTTTTGTTGTACTATCAATATCTAATGTAATACTATCATCTGCAAATTTAAAATAAGGTTGATATGTTTTTTCTCCATTAACACTCATTTCAAAACCAAATGCTACTCTAGTAAATGAAGTTGATCCTATTCTTGTAATAATTTGAGGTACAATATTTTCGTGAACAATAATCATTGTATCTCCTTGTTGTGTAAAATTTAATTCATACAAGTCATCGGAAATCCAAGGACAAGAAGTAAATGTTGCTACTAATACTCCTGCTGTTGAATAGATTTTTAATATAGTACTTTGAAAAGCAAAGATATATTCTTGAGTTGAGTTAAATATAAAACTTTCTAATCTAGTTACTCCACCTAAGTCTGCTCTAAATAAAGTTCCACCTCTTCTCTCTACTCCACCTTGGTTTAAAGGAATAACATTTCTTGCTTTCTTTAAACCTTGTGCATATGCCGCAACATCGACACGAGATATAATTGTGGGATCGAGTTCTCCTCGTAAGAAACTAGATTGATGTACTCTTTGTCTTGCCATAGTTCATTTCCTATGGCGATTTAGCATCTATGCGATTTAATGCTGTTACATTTCTAACATTTCTAAATCTATCAACATCAAGTCTTCTAGTTGTTTGTGCTTGGGAATCTGTAGCTTTTGCTATCGCCATCTGTGCTACTGCTCTTTTGTGATACAGTTCAGATAATTGATCGTTTCTTGCTATTGCTCCAGCAAACAAAGACGCTAGTTCGAAAACTAGCGTCTGTTTAAAGTAGGGAGGAAAATCGCTTTCGGATGGTTGAAAGGTATAATCCGCTATTACTGTATCAGTTGAAGATGTATTTGTAAATATGTTTTGTCCATATCTATCATATTTAATTACATCATCTGCTACTGTTACAGTATGAACAATAAATGCATCTGTTGGTAATGCATAAGATGATTCATATCTTGCGTTAGGATTGGTTGTGTTTTTACTTAATTGTGCTTGTTTTGATGCAAATCTCCATCTGCATCTTGTTAATAAATTCTCTAATGTTGATTCGTATAATTGACTTGCAACCTTTGATTCGGTTGTGCTTTCAGTAAAACTTGCGATTGTATTCGCACCTACTAATACTAATGCTTTACTACATATATCAAATTTACTGTCTGCCATTTTTTCTTCTTATCTTAAATGAGGGGCAAACGCAAGTCCGCCCCTCAATCTTATAGTTATTACTATGTGCCTAATACAGTTGTTAATGCCGAACCAGTATTGGTTTGAACCACTAACATATCTACTGTTCTAGTACCACCAGTCGCACCTACAGCGATTATAACATCGCTAACTTTAAGTTCGTTGGTTGCACCAAGAAAATAGTCTGCATCATCTATAGTACCGATTGCGTCAGTTGAAGAATAGTACCAAAGTCCTACAGCTCCACCTGCAACCTTTTTCAAGTCTGCCGCTACAAATGCCATATTATTTATCTCCTATTCTGTTATTTGAACCTTAATCGCACCGTTATTGTCAATCATTACTGCACCCATTGACATATAAGATGTGATTAGATTACTGACTTTTTCTGGAATGTAATTGATCTCAGTTCTAATGTCAGCACCACTAGCAACACCAACCGCAGATTTGTGAAATGCGTGGCATTCTCTAGTTGTACTAGATATAGAAAGACCTGAATGTACAAACCAAGTGAAAGATAACCATCTTTTAGCAGTCATACCGCCAGCATAAGGAAGTCCAGCTTCTCCGATGTATTCTGCACGAGAGAACTGATCTACTTGTAATAAATCAGCCCATCCAGCAGGAGATACAACAAAGTATCTTCCGCCATCGTCAGGAACATCGCTACCACCGAATGCTTCGTAAACCGTCAATGCTTTAGCAAGTGTTAAACCTGCTGAACCGTGAGCCACATTGTTCGAGTTTGAACCAGCATCTAAAACAGTAGTAATTAATGAATCTGTTTTTCTTCCAAGAGCCGCCGCCGCCGACTGAGATAGTATTTGTCTTTCGTCAATGTTAGTTTTTAGTTCGTCTAATCTATCGACATAATCTGCCGCATAGTAGTCTGCTAAAGTAACATCAACTGTACTATGCGAAATATCCATAGTAGGAACTTGTGCGTGTCTTGATTTAGACACAGCAGTACCTGTACCCACTTTTTGGAATCTCGCTTGGCTACCAGTAACATTATTTATCTGCCTAACAGTATTTCTAAGTTTCGAACCCATACGCTGATAAGCCATATGAACTTCTGACTCAAACTGTTTAATAAACGCAGTAGAAATAGATGTACTCATAACTTTTTCTCCTTGTCAGTTTGTTGTTAATAAAAAACTGTTATCTTTCTTGATTAATTTTGGTTGTCCAAATTGGACCAATCTCTTTCAATAAAGGCAGTGTACCTTTTTTGAATACATTATGTATTCGTTTATAGAAGTATAACATTTTTACATCTTTTACAAGTGTTGCGTGAGAAAAATTAAATCCTTGCCACTTTAACCATCTGATACTTACTGTATGTTCTTCAATGATCCAATTACATAGATAATCAAAGTGTTCTTCCATATATCCTAACCATCTTTTATTCCCCCTAAGGAAATATCTATAGTATTTATCTAATAAATCTGATGCTAGAAACCAAATATATCCTACTCTTGGATTAGTTTTAGTAGGTATAACACCAAATATAGCTACTACTTCTTTTGTATGTTCTGTTAAAATTGTAAATGTATGGATATTTGGTCTGTTATAACGAAATGGCAGTAATAAGGCGTGTAATGGATCAAGCCCTAATACTGCTATCTCGTACCTGTCTAAAGACTTAAGTCTTGGAGCTAAATCAAAACAATGGTCTGGTATAGTCTTTTCAACATATAGCATTAGCCACGATATAAACGACTGAATGCTTCATCCACTCGTCTGACAAAATTAGGATCACGATCTTTTGAATCATAATACCTTTTGTCTTTCATCATAGTTCTAACATCTGCTAATGTTAAAGGTCTTTCAGGTTGCGTAACTTGGTTAGCACGAGAAACATTTTGTTTTGTTGCATCAATTACTTTTTCTAATGCTTCAATACCCTCGGCTGTTTGCCCTAATGTTCCTGCAATACTTTCGAATTGTTCTTGATTAAAAAATGTTGATGCCCAACTATTAACTGCATCTATTCTTGCTTCAGCATTTTCTCCTAGTTTTTGTTTTTGTTCATCGACATTAACTTGAGAACCTAAATACATATCAACATATTTATTAATTCCCTCTTGGAACATTTCTTGATTACCTGATTGTTTCCAACAATAATCTTTCCACCATTCTGTCATAGGATTTGCATTCACTATATCTTCTGTAACTCCATCAGGAAGTTTTGGTAATTCATATTTTTCTTTTGTTTCAGGTCGATTCTTTTGTGCTTCAACTTGAAGTTCATCAGCAACAATTTTTTTCATTTCTTCTTTTTTGCCACCAACATATTTTTCAAGATTAAGATATGATTTACCTAATTCATCTAAGATAGGTTCGCTAGTCTCTTTATTCCAAAACTTTTCAGGAATATACTCAGGTCTTTCTCTTTTAACTTGTTCTTGTTGAACAGGTTGAGTTTCCTGAGGTTGTGTTTCTTGTGGTTGTTCCTTAGGTTGTTCTTGTGGTTGAACCTGAGGTTGTTCTTGTGTTTGTGTTTCTGCTTCAGCCATTTTATTTTATTTGCTCCTTTATTATTTTTTGACTTGCACCTTTATTTATCCGTCTTTGAATAAGACCAACTAAATATCTTTGCCCCTCTAAATGTCTTAATGTTTCATTTGATACTTCTCCTCCAGCAACAGACTCAAGAGTTATTGCTCTAAGAGATTTTAATACTTCTTTACCAGATGCGGTATTAAAGGTTTCAACAAATACCATATTTAGTCTTTCTTCTTCAGCAGGACTGCGTGTATAATTATCTAAACCAATTAAAGGTTTATTTTGTTCTGCTTTCATTCTATATCCTTATCACTTTTTTGATTACACTTCTAGGGTAAATATTTCTATCCCCAAATCCTACTTCTCCATCACTATTTTGATAACTAGCAAATGAGTATAGATACTTTTTACCTTTCTTAAATATATATGCTTCAGTATGAATTAATGCACATTTCATATGATCGAAATCATTATAATCAGTTAATGTAGAATCCCCAACAATATCTTCCCATATTATAAGATATTTATAATATCGTTTATCTCCTATAATTATAGGTTTACTCGGTTTCCTTATACTCATCTTTTAGTATCGCTTTTAAAAACCATATAGCTTTTCTAATATCAGTTGAGCCACCTTTTAACCTATGTCTAGTGATATACTTAATTGCAGTAGCATCTGCATATGGTAAATGTTTTACATATTCATATGTTTGTAATGTTCTACCACAAGAGCATTTACCTGCTTGGTAATACTTTGGGTTAATTTTATCATCTTCGATCATACAATCTTTCCTATCCAATCTCCTTTCTTATCTAATACAAGAGGAAGTAATCTTGGTATTCCTCCTAATATTATTCCACATCCTACTATAAAGCGTGTTCTAAAATTTTTTGCATATGACATAGCTAAAGATTTTTGATTTATTAAACATCCAACATTCATACCAAAAAATAAGTTATCAGGATTAGCCCACCAGCTAATCACAAATTTTGTATGGTAGTGTCCTTGTACTGCTGACATTCCCATTGTTTGAGAAACTTTTAAAATATCTGCTGATCTTCCGTGAGTAAAGAAACATCTTTGTCCATTAGACATTGTTAATGTTAGATCATCTATCCACTTCCATTTCTTAGTTCCTAAAAATTCTCCATAGTCTTTTAAAAATTCTCTACTCATTCCATACTTTAATGCTCTTCTATAAACTAAGCTAGAATGATTTGAATCTACTTCAATCATTTTTGGAAATATAGATTCTAATTCTTTAATATATTTTCTTGATGCTTTTAATTCGTGTCCTGCTGAATATAAATCAGGATCGTGCATATGCATATTGATTGCGTGAAAATCTAATAGATCGCCAATATTAACTATATAGTCAGGTTTAAATTCTTTTTTAATTGCTTTAAGGAAAGCGAAACTGTCTTTGTGATGATAAGGTATATGTAAATCAGATATTACTAATATGGATTTATACATAAATCATATTGTTTTTACTGCGTGGGTTCTGTTGGTGGTGCAGGTGGTGTTGCTCCATTAGCTTGACCTCCCATAGCACCTTGGGCTTGGTTCATCATTTGTTGCATTTGACCTGCCGCTATTGCCATTTCCTCTTGTGATCTAATTAATTCTTCAGGTATTCCTAATTTCTTAGCAACATATTTAGCTACTTCATCTTGTTTAACTAATATGTTTAATAATTGTGGTCCTACTCTTGCTTGAACCATTCCTAAAAATCTATCTACTGTTGCTACATCTTGTTGATGTTGTGCTTGTGCTAATGGAGAAGAAGATTTAATTTTAATTTCTCTACCATTAACTACTGGGATTTTAATTCTTCCTTGTTTTTTTAATATATAAATTATTCTTTGTAGTACTGGATTAACTAATTCAGCTTGTAATCTTCCGAATGCAGAACCAATTTGTCTTGAAAGGTCAGCCATTCTTTCTGCTACTTCTGTTGCAGACATAGGAGTTTTTTCATTCGGTACTCCTAACATTTCATTGTATAATGCTTTTTTAATATTAGTTCTCATATCTCTTAAAACTAAATCGCTTACATTAAAATTTCCTGCTGGTGCGATTGGTTGAAGTCCTGATGATCCAGCCGCTTTCGGAATGATTGTTCCTGGGATTAAAGAAATATTATCGACATTAATAACTCCATCATCTTCTACTTGATACATTCCTGAGATGGACATTTGTGCATTTTCTAAAATTAATTCTATAACTAAGTTAGAAGTTTTAATTGCAGGTAACGCTAATTGTAATGGTCCTCTTCCATAAACTTCTCCTGCAACTTTAGACCATCTATAAACTATGTATGGATTTGATCCTAAACCTTTAAATGTTTGATCGAATATTTTGTGTTCATACATTGGAGCAATTACGCAGAAATGATGTTCATCTTCTTTTGTATTGGAATAATTTTTATAAACCATTTCCACTACTTCGCATTCGTGGTCTGGGTTTTTTTCCATATCCATTATCATTCTTTCTGATAAATTTCCGTCAGGATATGCAATTAATATTTCTTTAAATCTGATTGTTCTTTTTCTGTAGATATGATCTATCCTATCATCGTGTCCTGAATCTAAAACTACTTGTGGTAATGGTATTGCTTTGAATCTAATTGGTTGTACTGCATCTCCCTCTTCAACTAATAAACATCCAGTACCTAAAGCTATATCTAAAAATGTTTCGTGTACTTCTTGAGAGAAGTTTGAGTTCTGTAAAATTTCAAATACATATTCTGTTACTTGATCTAAATTAAGATTAACTTCTTTTTGTTGTTCTTTTGGAATTTCTGTACCTGCAACTAAGTCAGCCCATCTTGCATAGTTAGGAACAATACCAGCTTGTAATCTTGATGCAAACTCTTGAACACCAACTACTGCTGTTTCATCAAAGATTCTATCTGATCTTCTACGACCAACAGACTCAGTATAAAAACTTTCTCTTTGAGGTAAAGCAAACTCATAACATTCCTCGAATGTTGGTAACCACATATCTTTAATAGCTTTAGCGTGGTTATATCGAGTAAGTAATTGTCTTACACCTCCATCATTTGGATTGACATCCAACTGTGGTTTAACTTCTACTACCATAATATTATGCTCCTAAAGTTTGATTACTCATCAAGCTAGATGCAATTTCATATCCTTGTCCGCCTCTTCTTCCAGTTAGAAGTGATCTTCTTCCTCTTCTACCTTGGTAAGCCGCAACTCTTTCTTCGTACTGCTGTTGTTTGTTTTTCGTTTTTTCAGCTTGTTGTTCTCTACGAAGTCTTTGTCGCTGTTGCCTCACACTTTCCTCTTCTGGTGGAGGTGGTGGAGGAGCAGGAATTGATGGCGATTTAAATGGACCAGCACACATACTTAGTTTCTCCTTTCATATACAGATTTTGGTTTAACATCAAAAACATTATAATTTCTCTTTGCTACTACTGGTTTACTAATTTTTTTGCCCATTGTCAAAGTTCTTCCCTCTCCTGCACCCAATAATAAATATTGAAGAGCATCGTGTATATGAGAGAACCTGTTTTTATTGGGCTTTTCATCATATCGTTCTCCTGATACCTGAAGTCTTCTATAGTGATAACCACCTGTAAATCCTTTAATTAAATTGTTACACTTGGGATCAATTAACATTCCACTATCTCCATCAACCATTCTTGATAAAACAGTAGTAACTGACTCCAATCGGAGAGTTACATCATTTGATGGTGCAGGTCTAGCAATAATTCCATTACCTCTTAAGATTTGAAAAGGTGTACTTTCATCTGTTTGTACTCTATGATCCCCTGCTGGATCGCCATATATATAAAAATCTCTAGGAAGATAAGTTGCCATATGTTGTTTCATAAGTTTTGAAAATTTAACAATACCCATATCTTCAGCAACTAATTCATCAATAATAACCCATCGACCTCTTATTCTTTGTGCAAAAACACAAGCTGGTGTTAATCCAAAGTCTAATCCCATAAATATAGGAACACCTTTAGCTACAGCAACATCTCCTTTTGCTATATGAACATCTGATCTAAAGGATTCATAAACTGGTTTACCATCTTCTATTTGTCCTAGTTTATTTAAAATATAGACATCTATCCAAGATTTAGTTTTACCTTGAATAATATTTTTATAATACATTGGTGTTAGGTTCTTTTGATTCTCAGCTTCTTTATTAAATTCATATCCCTCTATTTCATTTTCTTTATTTCGATTTTCAAACATAGCTGGAGGTTGATTATAGAACTTCCAGTTAGCAGGTTTAATTAACATCTTAGCTTCTTGTTTTGTAATGTAATCAGGAATGATTGTTTCTCCTGCAAGGATAGCCCACCAATGATCTGAGTCAGGAGGATTGGTATCTGCTATAACTCCATACCAAGATGCTCCACCCTCTCTCATACTTGGAAAACGACCTACCCTCATTGAACAAGCATCAACAATAGACTTAGGTATTTCTCTTGCTTCATTAATCCATACTCCAGTTAATTCTAATGATAATAATTTTTTAACATCTTCAGGTCTATCTAACGCTAAGAAGATAACTTCTAATTCAATATCTCCTTTGGATATTCTATGAGTATAAGGAACAGACCAAATAAACGGACCCCACTCTTGTTCAGGAAACCAATCAAGCCAAGTCTTAATGGTTGTTGTTTTTAATTGTGGATTAGTATTTCTAATGACAGCCCATCTCGATTTTCTTTTACCATCTTCTGATGGCTTTTGAGATATGGCTCTTCTAATAATTTCTATGCAACAAGCAACAGACTTACCTGAACCTACTGGACCTCTTAATCCTCTAAAGAAACTTACATCCTTTAAAAAATTTTTTAGAACCTGTCCATCAGGTTTATAAGTTAGTGATCCCATAATCTACTGCCAGTTTGTGCAACTTCTCTAATGTTTCAGGAGAAATTGTTTCTAATATCCTATCTGCTTCCTTATCTGTTTTCTTTTCAGTAGGATAATGTTTCATATGTACATTCTTAACGACAGTACGCAAGGTTTTAATTTCCTGCAAAGAATATTTAGTAAAGATATTCATCTTCCTAATTCTTTTTCTAATTTTAAAACTTGAGCTTTGTAATGATCTAATTCTTTAAGTAGATCACCAACATACTTTCTATGATAAGAATTGATTTCTTTTAATTCGTTGATCTGAATAGATTGTTCTTCTATCCGTCTTGTTAAATCTAATGGACCACGATCTTCCGTCATACTTCCCATTGATTTAGTATTTGTTCTTTTGCCATCCTTTCGGCTTCTTCCTCGCTATGCCCTTTGAGGATTTTGACTTGCTTGTATTGCTCGATGGCTTTTTCTTGCCTAGACTTTTTATCCTTGTTCTCATTCGCCACCATCTTCTTTGCTCTCATCTGATTTGCTTTCATCATTTGAGATGCTTTCGAAGACTTGTTGTTCTTGGTAACTTCTTTTTCTGATTTTTCTTGATTCTTCATAATTCCTCCTTGAATCATTTCTTCCACTAGGCGTGTCTGCTTTAGGTACGAACTTCATTGTTTCTCCTCTTCTTTCATTTCTTCATATGTTGCTCTTGAACCTACAGGAACTGAAATTTTTTTCAAGAGGTCCATATCATCCTTTGCCTCAACCAATTTCTTTTCCTGCAATTCGGAATCATCTCTTCCCCAAATAAGCACAAGATACTTCACGATAAGTTGATAACATAAGTAGAACGAATGTTAAAGAACTATATTGCGTGTATAACCCCACCTCGCTGTAACATTAACGAGTTTTTAACCCCACCCAAGAGTTAAAA